CATAAAACCATAGGTGAGATTATGAAAATGCCTGTGGAAGAATTTGATTTATGGTATGCTTATTACAGTTTAAAAACTGAAGAAGAACAAAATGCCTTGAATAAGCAAAAAATGAGTTTAAAAAGAAAATAATGTCTAGTACTTCACAATATATTTTAGAAATTATCGGTAAAGATAAAACAGGACAAGCCTTTAAACAAGTCCAAACTAGTGCCGATAAAACAAAGCAATCAATATTAAATTTAAAAAATGCCATTATAGCTATTGGTACAGGTGTTGCTATTAGATCTATTATTAATACTACTGCAAGATTTGAAGATTTAAGAACATCATTAAGATCGGTCACAGGAAGTGCAGAAAGTGGAGCTCAGGCATTTGATTTTATTCAAAAATTTGCAACTAAGACTCAATTTGGTATTGAAGATTTAACAGAAACATTCATTAAATTAAAGGCAGCTGGAATAACCCCTACCGAAGAATTATTAACAACATTCACTGATACGGCAGCGATCACCACAGATCAAATTGGCTCATTACAAGCTATTACAGATTTATTTGCTAGGTCTATATCAGGTGGTTTGGGGTTAGAAGATTTAAATAGATTAGCAGATCGTGGTGTTCCTGTATTTAGAATATTAGAAGAACAACTTGGATTAACCCGTTTAGAAGTTTCTAAATTTGGACAAACTGCTGAAGGGGCAAATAAAATTAGAGAAGCATTAGTAAAAGGATTAGATACATCTTTTGGTGGTGCTACTGCAGAAAGAGTTAAAAATTTATCTACAAGAATATCTAACTTACAAATAGCATTTACAAATGCACAAGATTCTTTAGGTAGAGGATTAAATCAGGCATTAGGGGAAACTATTGTATCTATTACTGAATTAATTGAAAAAAATGATGATTTAATAGTTCAATTTGGTGAAGATTTAGGAAATGCTATAAAACAAAGTACAGAAGTTGCTAAAACATTAGTGACACCATTAAATTTAATTAAAGAATCAGCAATAGGATTAATTGATGGATATAAAACTTTACCTGAATGGGTGCAAACAACAGGTGTTATAGGAGCATTATTAGGTGGTAGGGTAGGTTTTGGAATTTTAGTTAGTATATCAGCAATAGCAAAAGCAATTAAGGATATTGCTGATGCTTCTAAAATAGATACTTCTGAAGCAGGATTATCAAAAACACTTAAAGAAATAGATAATGAAATATCTATGATACAGGCACAATATCAAAGTGGATTTATTGATGAAGGTACTTATTTAACTGATTTAGAAAGATTAGAAAATTATAAAAAAGTTTTACAAAGTTTAAGTGACCAACAAAGTATTTATCACGATCATATTTTAAGAATAGGTCAAGATGAAATTAATACTCAAAAAGAAATACAAAAAGAAGTTGAAAATACTAAAAATATTTATGCAGGTGCAACTGATACAATTATATCTAGTCAATTAGAAGCATTAAATTATGAAAAAGAAGTAGCTAAATTAAAAAGATTAGAACAATATAAATTGAGAGATGAATTAGAAGAAATAGAAAAACAAAAATTAGAAATACAAAAACAAGCACAAAGTGAATTAATTACAAAAACTAAAAGTACATTATCTATTTTAGCAGGATTAAATAAAGATGCTTTTAGGGCTTATCAAGCATATCAAATAGCAGAGGCAACAATTAATGCTTATAAGGGTGCAACAAACGCACTTGCTACATATCCACCACCTTATTCTTTCTTAGTTGCAGCAGCCTCAGTTGCACAAGGTCTTGCTATGGTAGCACAAATAAGATCGCAAAATTATTCAGGTAGAGCATTAGGTGGCAAAGTACAAGACGGAAGTGCATATATGGTTGGTGAACAAGGTCCAGAGATGTTTGTTCCTAGTCAATCAGGAACAATTATTCCTAATAAAAAAATGGGAAGTGCAACCAATGTTAATATAACTATTAATACCATAGATGCTAGAGGTGTTGATGAATTATTAACAAGTAGAAGAAGTACAATAGTTAATGTAATTAATGATGCATTAAATAGACAAGGAAAAGAGGCTTTAGTTTAATGAGTGGTACATATCCAACAACTCCTGAGTTTAGATCAATAGGATTTAGTTCTGAGCAGAAAACTATCACATCTACTTCTGATAGTGGAAAAATGTACACAGTTCAAGTAGATGGACAAAGGTTTAAATTCTCTGCAACCTATCCACCTATGAGCAGAGCAGAATTTGCTCCAGTGATTGCTTTTATTATGAAACAACGCAGTCAAAAAGAAACATTCCAAATTGCTTTACCTGATTTAAAGAATGCCAAAGGTGATGTATCAGGTGTTGTTTTAGTTAATGGATTACATAGTGCAGGTGATACTACTATTGATGTTGATGGTATGACTGGAACTTTAAAAGCAGGTGACTTTGTACAATTTAATGGTCATTCAAAAGTCTATATGGTTGTTGCTGATGCAACAGATTCATCAGGTAGTGCCACATTAACAATAGAACCACCACTAAGAGAAGATGTAGCTGATAACTCCGCAGTGACTTATGACGGAGTAGAATTTACTGTGCGTTTAACTAATGATGTTCAACAATTTAACACTGGTGATTTAGACCTATACAGATTTGAAGTAGATTTCATTGAGGCTTTATAATGTCAAGAGGTTTATCATCTGCCTTACTGACAGAACTAGCAACACAGAATATTAAACCTATTGTTCTTGTTGAGATAAATTTTCCAACACCCCAATACATTACTAATCACTATAAAGATATTGTTTATACAGATATTTGGGACGATGCACTAGGAACTTGGGACGACAGAACAGGATTATGGGACGATGGTCAAACCTATACAGCTACTGGACATTTATTATCTATTGGTGGTAAATCAGAAAGTTCAGAATTAGATGTATCTAGTTTCCAAGTAGAATTATCAGCAGTTGATAGTGCATTTGTATCTATTGTTTTAAATAACAATGTATCTAATGATGAAGTCAAAATAGATATTGGATTATTAAACGAGAATGATGCGATTATCGGTACATTCAATTATGATAAAGGTTTTATTGAAAGTTATTCCATTAATACAGATACAGGTAGATTAATATTATCTTGTACTTCACACTTTGCTGATTTTAGTAGAATAGCAGGAAGAAAAACAAATGAAGGTTCACAACAAGCCTACTTCTCTACTGACAAAGGAATGGAATTTTCTGCACTAACTGTTCAAGATATTAAATGGGGTAGAAAATAATGTTTACTCTTGCATCTATATTCACAAGTTTAATTACTAGTTTTGTCATATCCAAAGCTATTACTTGGTTAGCACCAAAACCTGAAGTACCTGATTTTACACAAGATGCAGATGCTCAAGGTGTTCTTGTCAATAAACAATCTAACAATGCTAATATTCCTGTAATTTATGGAAAAAGATTAGTCGGTGGTACTAGAGTATTTTTAGAAACATCAGGAAGTGATAATCAATATCTCTATGGTGCTTTAGTTTTATGTGAAGGTGAAATTAATGCCATTACTAAGATTAAAGTTGATGATGCTGATGTCACATTTGATGGTGCGTTTGCTAATGGTACACAAATTACATCTAATGATACAAGATTTGGCGATACAATAACCATACAACCATTCTACGGAAGTGATAGTCAAGTTGCTTCTAGTTTATTAACTACATTAAGCAGTTGGGGAAGTAATCATAAGTTATCAGGACTTTGTTATATTGCATTTCGTATAAAATGGGATGCTGACAAATATTCAAATATTCCAAACATTCAAGCTGAAGTAGAAGGTAAAAAAATTGAAATCATTAATGAAAATTTAACTGTTACAGCTAATCAATACTCTACTAATCCTGCCTTTGTTTTAATGGATTATTTAACTAATGATAGATATGGAAAAGGAATTAATAGAGGTGATTTAGATTTACAAAGTTTTTATGATGCATCTCAAGTAGCGATTGAACAGGTAGTACCACACTCAGGAGCAGGAACAATCAATCTTTTTGATTGTAATGCCGTCATTGATACTAGTAAACGCATTATTGAAAATACAAGAATACTGTTAAAAGGTATGAGAGGTTTCTTACCCTATACTAAAGGTGTTTATAGATTAATTTTAGAAACATCAGGAACATCTACATTATCTCTAAATTCAGATAATATTATTGGTGGTTTAAAAGTTAATAGTGAAAAGAAAAACCAAAAGTACAATAGAGTACAAGCTAACTTCATTAATCCTGATAAGAACTATCAATCTGATACAGTTGTTTATGATACTGACCACGCAACACTTAAAGCAGAAGATGGTGGATTTCTTCAAGAAGGTGTTATTGATTTACCTACTATTACCAATGTTTATCAAGCAGAAGAATTTGCAGAAATTGTACTAGAAAGAAGTAGGAATAGTTTAACTGTTGAATTAATTGCAAACTATGAAGCATTAAACTTAGCGATTGGTGATTTAGTTGATGTAACTTCTACTATTACAGGATTTAATGCAAAACCTTTTAGAGTAGTTTCTATGGCTATTAATCCTGACTTCAGTGTAGCTTTATCTTTAATGGAGCATCAAGATTCTTGGTATGATTTCTCTGAAAAGACAGAAAAAGATATTATTCCTGATACTAATTTTCCTAATCCGTTTAGTACCCAACCACCTGCATCTGTAACATTATCTGACCAACTCATAGCTTATAATGATGGTACAGTTATCGTTGCATTAGATATCAACATTACTGCATCACCTGATAATTTTGTTAGAGAATACCAAGTAGAATATAAATTAAATTCAGAAGCTGATAGTGAATATAAAATTCACGCAATAGGTACAGGATTAAAACAAAGAATACTTAATGTGATTGACCAACAAAGATATGATGTAAGAGTTAAAGCTATTAATAGTATTGGAGTATCTTCTACTTATGTTACTAAGACCAATTATTTAGTAGTAGGTACTTCAGCACCACCAAGTGATGTTGAAGATTTCACCTGTAATATTGTAGGTAAAGAAGCACATCTAAATTGGCAACAAATTCCTGATTTAGATTTAGCATATTATCAAATTCGTTATTCATCTGCGTTAAGTGGTGCAACTTGGGAAAATTCAGTATCACTTGTTGAAAAGGTATCAAGACCTGCGACATCTATTACAGTACCTGCTTTAAAAGGAAGTTTCTTAATAAAGGCATTTGATAAACTAGGTAACTTTAGTAATAACGAAACTGTTATCTCTACTAATATTGATGCGATTGGTAGTTATAATGCAGTGGCTACTCAAACAGAAAGTCCATCTTTTTCAGGCACAAAAACTAATACTTATGAATTAGATGGTATCTTACGATTAACAGATATTACTCAAAGTGGTACTTATGATTTTGCATCTGTTATTGATTTAGGTGCAGTTTATACATCAAGAGTAACAGCTTCTATTACTCAATTTTCTGATAATCCCAATGAATTATTTGAAGATGGTAGAGGATTTACTAATTTTGAAGATGCGACAGGATTATTTGATGGTACAACACCTCAAAGTTCAAATGCACATTTAGAAATATCTTTATCAGACGATAATGTATCCTATACAACTTTTAGAAATTTCGTTATTGGTGATTATACTGCTAGATATTATAAATTTAGATTATTCTTACAATCAAGAACATCAGATTCATCACCTGCTATTAGTGGATTATCCGTAGCAGTAGATATGGAAGATAGGGTATTAAGTGGTGATGATATAGTATCAGGAACTAGCACTTATTCTGTGACATTTAGTAAACCATTCAAATCATCTACTTATGCGATTGGTATTACTGCTCAAAATATGGCTACTGGTGATTATTATACTATTACAAACAAGACAGGCAGTGGATTTGATATATTATTTAAAGATTCAACCAATACAAATGTATCAAGAACATTTGACTACATAGCAAAAGGATATTAAAAAGAGTTATGGCTCAACACGATTACACTATCAATAACCAAACATTTCCATCTTATAGAAATGACCACAATAATTCACTTTCTGCTATTGTTTCTAATAATAGTGGTGCATCTGAACCTACTGTTATGTTTCCTTATATGTGGTGGTATGACACAACCAACAATATTCTAAAAGTAAGAAATGCAGATAATGATGATTGGATTTCTTTTGCTACATTTGACCAAGTTAATGACACAGTTAATTTTTTAGATAGTGCGTTTACCCAATTAACAAGTGATTTAGCTTCTAATGGTTATGATATAAATTTTGCTGATAATGATAAGGCACAATTTGGTACATCTAATGATTTACAAATCTATCACGATGGTTCTAATTCCTACATAAGTGATACAGGTGCAGGTAATCTATTTATTCAAGGTTCTGATATTATCCATATTAAAACATCAAGTGGTGCAGAACAAATGGCTAAATTTACTGCCAATGGTTCATCGGAGTTATATTATGACAATAGTAAAAAAATAGAAACAACATCAACAGGTGTATCTATTACTGGTGGTGCTGTTTTAACTGCTGATTTAGATATGCAGGATAGTGATAAAATTATTCTAGGTACAGGAAACGATTTAGAAATATATCACGATGGTAGTAATTCTTATATTGATGAAAATGGAACTGGTGATTTAATTATCAGAGGTTCAACAGTTAGATTAAGAAAAACTGGTGCTACTGAAGATATGATTGTAGCTACTCAAGATGCAGG